AGCGTGATCGGGTCGCGCTTGGAGCCCTCGCCGCGACCGGCCTTCGCCATCAGGGGCTTGGCGTTGGCGATCCCTTCGGGCCGTGCCCGCACCGGGGTGATCTGGGCGAGCGAGACCTCCTTGACCTCGACCGGCCCGTACTTGTCGTGCAGCCCCTCCGGGTCGAGGTTGAAGTAGAGCTCGCCACGCTCGGGGAGGACGCCCTTGCTGAGCAGAGCGTCCTGCGCCGCCGTCGGCACGATGGCGGGCCGGGGCTTCTGCAGCGGGTGGATGGCCGTGATGTTGTCGGCCGCCTCCCACTTGGCGAACACGGCCGGGTCGATGTAGCTCTCCAGGCTCTGCTCGCGCTTGTTGCCCAGCACGCTGCTGACGGCGTCGCCGACCGCGTTGCGCAGCCGCCGGTATTCCTCCTGGGAGGCGGGGGTCGGCATGTCCGCGATGGTCTTGGCGGCGATGCCGGTGCCGAGGTAGGTACGCAGGTTGCGCGGGGTGGCGCCCGGGAGCGCCCCGTTGAGCCAGCGGGCGACGGCGCGCTCGTTGGTGTCGAAGAGCCGGTCGGAGCCCTTCTTGCCCCGCATGTGATGGCGCAGCACCTTGGCCAGCTCGGCGTCTTCCAGCGGCAGGTCCTGCTCGACCCCGTGCTTGCCGGTGAAGCGCAGGCGCACCTTGTCGCCGCTGACGCTGACGTTCTCCCGCCGCAGCGTGGTGGCACCGAGGGCCTTGGTGTTCTTCACGTTGCCGACGCGCAGGCCCATCTTGCGCATGACCATGTTCACGGCGGCCGCCGGGTTGTCCATGGCGTCCTGCGAGATCGCCTGGTCGAGCTCGTCTATGTGCGCGTCCATCGCCTGGATGTGCGCGTACTTCTCGTTGGCCGACTTGATGTTGTGGCGCGTGGTCAGCCAGAGCTGGTCGTCGCCCTTGGCGTCCACGCCGGTCGCCAGCCATTCCCCGGCCAGCGCTGGGTCGTCGGCGATTAGGACGTCGGTCCAGGCGGGCGGGATCTTCAGGCGCAGGCGCTCCTCGTCGGTGGCCTCGCGCATGCCGGGGCGGACGACCTTGGCCTGCCAGCCGACCTGAGCGAGGATCGAATCGAACTCGGCCCGGCGCTCGTTGGGGACCAGCCAGACGCCACGGTCGGAGTCGAAGTGGGCCTTGAAGTCGTTGAGCTTGCCGAGGACGTCGATGAAGCGACCGGCGCCCTTCTCGCCCGCCTTGACCCGGGGGTGGAGTGCCTCGAAGCCGAGGTCGGCAGCCATCAGCCAGTCACTGTGAGGGCGGTTGCCCGCTCGGCTGGCCCTTGGGCTGGCCGCCGCCGTTCTGGCCGGGCTGGGGCGGAGGCGCTGGAAGCCCGCTGACGGCGAACTCCTTCTCCCCCGGCTGCAGGGTCAGGTTGGGTCCGCCCGTGGCCCCAGAGGGGCCCTGCTGGCCTCCTGCGACCCCTGCCTGGGCGAGCGCCATCTGGCGCTTGTCCTGCTCGTCGCGCTGCTTGCGCATCCGCTTGATCTGCTGGGGGCTGTAGCCAGCCTGCTCCCACAGCGTCTCGTCGGGCACGCCGATGGTCTTCAGGTTGGTCAGCGCCTGCGTCTCGTTGATGGGGTCCTTGCTCTCCGGGTCCATCCACAGCGTCTCAGCGTTGGTGTACTGCGCCCGCCACTGATCCTCGTCGGCCCCCGCCCATCCCTTGCGCACGAAGGCCCGCCACGCGAAGGACAGGCGGATGACCTCCTCCCAGGAGTCCGCGAAGTCGAGTTGCTTGCGCTGGCAGCGCATGTTCAGCCCGGTCTCCGCCGCCTTCAGCGCGTCGGCCGCCAGATTCGCCAGCTTGGCCAGCAGGTAGTGCGGCGGCGTCCGCGTCTGGGCGGCCATGTGCTGCACCGCCAGGTCGACGCCCTCCACGTAGTTCGCCAGGCTGCCGATGGCGAGGTCGAAGACGCGGGCGTTGGGGTCCTCGAACGCCCACAGGCGTGAGACGGCGGAGCGCAGGACGGTGGCCTCCACCACCTCCCCAGTGATCGGGTCCTTCGGGAGCTGGACCCCGGTGAGGACGCGCTGCGGGAACGAGATGAACTCGGACGCATGGATCATGTCCATGAAGAACTTGTTGGCCGCGTCGTTGAGCCCGACGGCTGGCCGCAGGTCGGAGCGCCCGCCGGTCAGCAGGTCCGGGTTGTTCTCGAAGGGAACGACGGGCACCCGGCCCAGCGGGTTGTCCTCCACGACGCGGGAGTCCCAGTCCTCGGCGCCTCGCATGTCCACGAAGATGCCGAGGATGCTGAGGCGGTTGGCGCGCTCGGCCTCGTCCCTGCGCCGGTACGTGGTGATGGCGCTGGGCTCGTAGACCTGCTGGACGTGGTCGCCGTTGGAGTCGGTGAAGCGCTTCAGCGCGGCGATCACCTTGCGCCGGTCGGCCGGGTCGTGGGCACAGATCACCTGGGCCGGGTGCTCCACGGTGATGACCGGCTCGCCCCCGTCCTCCTCCGGTGGCGACACCATGGCGTAGGCGACCCCGGCCTTCACCGCCTCGGTGTGGAGCTGCAGGCTCTGGGCGTCCATCGAGTTGGCCTGCCAGATCGCCCACGCCTCGTCGTCGGCGTCCGGCTCCCCGAAGCGGAAGCCCTGCACCTTCAGCCGCTCGCAGGCGACGTCTACCACGAGGCCGCACCAGTTCGTAGCGAAGGCGCCGAACATTTCGCCGAACGCCTCTTGAAACTTGGTGGTGGCGAACTGCATCCGGTGGTCGCCGTCGTAGTAGCGGTCGTACAGGGCGATCTTCGGCAGCCGGTAGTCGAGACCGATGTTGAGGTCGGCCCGCCACTGGTCCGTCGTCATTTCCGCCATGCGGGGCTCCTACATGAAGGCCGCGCCCCGAGGCTGCGGCTTGGCGTTGCGGAGTGTGACCGCTCGGTCGGCCATCATCGCAAGGCTGACGGCACCGTCAATGCGCTCCTTGCTCTTGCGCTTGGAGATCCGCCAGCCGCCACGGTCGGTCGGTGCGGCGACCGCAGCCAGCACCTGGGAGCGCATTTCGAGGTCGTCGTCGTGGATGAATCGCGCCGGGTTGGCGATGATCAGCTCGTAGAGCGACTCGCTGGCCGGGGCCATGCGCCCGGCGCTCTGCGGGAACTCCACCATCGGCAGCCCCCGCTCCTGCAGGATCTCCGCGCTCTCACGGAACGCCCATGGGTCGTAGGCGATGTCGACCACCTTCAGCCGCTGCGCCTCCTCCGCCAGGGCGGCGCGCACGTCGGCCACGCCCATCTCCGGATGGTGCTCGGGCAGCAGGATGCGCTGGGCGGTGTGGAGCTTGTCGCCCCACCATTGGCCCCAGGTGATGGCGGCGCTGTCGCGGCGCACGCCGACGTCGACCGCCATGTAGGTGTCCTTCGCCGGGTCGAACAGGGGACGTCCAACCAGCGCGTCCCATTCGTGCGGCGCGATCCACGCCTCCTCCGTCTCCGTCCACTGGTTCATGTGGAGGCGGCGGAAGACGTTGCCGGGCAGCCGTCGACGCTCCCGGTCCAGCTCGTCGAAGTTGATCCAGGTGGACGGGTTGGCGTCCAGCCAGCCCATGCGGTCGTCAATGGCGGCGGTCGGCCCGGCCGCCATCCAGCGGTGGTAGAAGCGCTCGTTGCGCATCGCCCCGATGCCCTGCGAGGCGAGCGCCTCCCCGTGCTGGAAGACCTGGTAGCAAACGCTCTTGCGGTCCCAGCCCGCCGTGGTGATGACGACGACCAGCGGGTTCTCGCGGGCGCCACCGCCGGTCGTGAGGGCGTAGTAGAGCTCGGGGTTCTTGTGCGCCCACAGCTCGTCGATGACGACGGTCGACGGGTTCAGGCCGTGCTGCAGCGGGCCGTCGGCCGACAGCACCTTGAAGATGCCGCCGTTGCTCTTGCACTCGATGGTGGAGCGGTAGACGCGCAGCCAGTCCTGCAGCCGGGGGCTGGCCTCCACGAAGCGCTGCGCCTGGCCGAAGACGATCCGGCCCTGCTCGACGGAACCGGCGGCCGCGTAGACCTCGGGCGCGTTCTCACCGGCCGCCACCAGGCCGTACAGGGCGATCCCGGCTCCGAACGTGCTCTTGCCGTTCTTGCGGGCGATGCCGAGCAGCGCCTCCCGGTAGACGTACTCCATCCCACCCTCAGGACGGGAGCGCAGCAGGTAGAGCTCGTCCAGGACGTCCTTCTCCCAGGGC